GGAGCTTGTAGTTGCGTAGCGGCTGCTACAGGTGCTTGGGTACTCGTTAGCATACGCTGTAACGTATCATACTCAGGGGTAGTCATAGGCGACTGTGCAGCCAAAGCTTGTGCCCTTTCTAAGGGTGCGCTAGACATTGGTAAAGGTGCTGCTGCTCCTGTGAAAGCCCTAGGCGCTGCTACGTTAGTTGTACGTGCCTGAGGTAAGAAGTTGTCCTGAGTAGCGGCTGTGGGTTGCGCTACAGCATTTTTAGCATCTTCTTGACGCTGCCACTCTTCCATTCCCAAAAATTCTTGGTCACGTGCAATGTCATAAGGAGTTTTAACGTAACCACCATCTCCCCCACTAAGCATACCACCAGTATTATTAAGAAGAGGAGGTGCCCATGCAGGACGCTCGGTATTAGGGTCAACCTCAGATATTTTAAGTTCGCCTAACTTTACTGCTTCTTCACCTTCCTCTACCTCACCTGTATCAGGGTTAACAGTAAATGTACCACCACCGCCACCACCAGCACCTTCTTTAATCTTGTTATCATCAGTGCTTACCCAGTTACCAGAACCAGCAGGAGACTCTACACCGCCTGTGTCTCCATTACGAGGGTCGCCTCTGCTGTCTATTCCTTTCTTTGCGTTATCTACATGATATTTCTCACGTGCAATATTAACCCTTTGTTTAGGGGTTAAATCAGCGTTTTTAATTTTTTTACCAGCAATTACAGATTCACCATCAGGATTATCTAAAACTTTTAAATAGTTATCTTTTACCGCAGTATTCATTCCGTACTGTGTTTGGTTCCAAAGGGCTTTACCAGCACTAAACAACTGTCCTGCTATTACACTTGTTGGGCCACCTGCCATAGTGTAACGATTAGCGCCAGTCATAGCTTCATAAGTTCCTGTAGGGTAATAACTCTTATTACCACCCTCTTTACTATTTCCAGCTCCTCCTGTAGTTTTAGTTTTTAGTGTAGTCTGTCCTTTCTCAGAATATCCATCATCTCTACGTGCCATATTCTTACTCCTTTTATGCGTTTAGCGCATCAATCTGAGCTTGTAGTGCTGCTATCTGTGCTACCTTGGGATCAACCCAACCAGCCACATTACCCCATGCACTGCCGTCAAAGGTATGCTTTCCACCCTGCCAACCATCAGGTGCTGTAACGCCTGTATGGATTGTTGAATTATCAGAGTTCATATCACCAATAATAAAGTCGGGGGTAGTGATATTGTCTGCCGAAGCAGTAATAGTTGCATCGTCTGCAAAAGTGTAGACTGATACGTGACCAGTGTTGTTAGTAATTGTTTGCATTGGTAATCCTCTAAGGCTTTATGGGCCAGTTAATTGTTGTAGGAAAGTCGGCCTGTGCTGGCAAGTTTCTTAGTAAGGCTCTATAAACTGCTATTTCAGTAGTCATGGTTACATCAGAGTTTGCAGTCCAATCGGTAGCTGCGAGTAGATCATTGCGTTTATCTCTAGCGGCTACTGCCAAAAGATCATCTTCCGTTAGAGATATTACTGATGCTTCTTCTAAGTCACGTTCAGTTTCTTCTGCTGCTGTAAAAGGGACATTTCCTGCTGCTGTTGTGTGGTATCTGGTCATTACTTTGCTACTCCGTATAATTTAAAAGTACCCCATTCAATATTTCCACCACTCATATAAAACCTAATACCTGTCAAAGCACCCTGATTCTGATTATAACCAGTGCCAGAGGCCATTACAGCGTATTGATTCCCATCAACATGACCCCCATGCCAATTTACTGAGTTAAATTGGTTGGTTAGCGCAGGTTGCGAAATGTATAAGTTTAGATTTAAAGGATGAGGATTTGAAGTTGCTAATCCTCTAGCTAAGTACATTATTGAGACATTAGCATTTGACTCGGCTTGATAGGAGTTACTGGCAGAGTTACTTTTATTTATATGATAATAGTAATTGGCAGTTTTATAACTACCACCAATTTTCATTCTAAGTTGTAAAGTTTCGTTATTATTCTGCGGTTTAACATGGGTTAACATTATTACATATGAGTCATAAGTGGAGTCAAAAGTAGTCTCCATGTCCACTGTAGATGAATTAGATGCGGTAACACTAGACAGTAACGTCAGACCAGCGGCAGGAACAGTACCCCAAGATGCAGCACTACCATCAGTCGTTAAGAACTTACCAGTGTTGCCTGACTGACTTGGTATCTCGTCTAACCCATTCAACAACAGACTTGTTGCTGAGACTGCTTTACCAGCGAGTACCGATGTTGTGCCAGCACTGGTAGAAAAAGTACCATTTGTTTGAACGTAATAAGTCGAGCCGACTGTAAGGCTGGATTGATTTTCACTAATACCGCCCTTGA